GAGTGAAGCGAAGCGGAACGAAGTGAGTTAAGCGAAACACAGAGCGTAGCGAAGTGTGGAGCATCGTGCCTAAATATTGACGTGCTGCCGATTTGCGGGCTATGGACGAACAAAGTAAGTCATAGTGACCGTAGATTATTGGTTCTACAAGGGGTCGTTGAGTAGTAAATGTATCACAACTATAAAAGCTAGAATGATTTATTTAATTGAATCATTCTAATTTTTTTAGTTACCCGCATAGGGTATACTATATAAAAATTAAGAGTTAACTAAAAATAATTAAGTATTTTATCAAAAATAGTTGACAAAATCCTATTATTACGCTACACTAAAAATGTAAGTTAAATAGACTAGCGAAGCAAATCAAGAAGGTGTTTAATATTTGTTAGATTTTAATGTTAAGGATAGTGCGGGCAGGGTCAAAGAAGCTATTAAAGAACTCCAGCAAGCGCCTTACACTACCTCGAATTATCTTGAAAATATGTCAGACTACATCCTCAAAACAAAAGAAAGTGGTCAAACAAAATATGAACGTACCCAAGAGTACCAAATCATTACTCATAATAGAGAAATGACTATTTCTAAACGTCAACAATCTCTCGATGAAATTACTTCTAATCCAGAAATAGGTGAAGATAAACTCTACGTGCGAATAAACAATGACAAAAATCAATTACTAGACCCAAAAGAAGAGATTTCCGCAGATGACATAGATAATATGCCAATTCTAGGAGAATACTTTGCTCTCTTGGAAAAACTCAATAAATCTTTAGCTAAAGCAGATGGACCGAATAAATATGCTATCAAGAAACAAATTATTGAAACATGGCAACAAATCTATCTTATTAAATCTAGTCGTAAACCATCTTATCTGCGGGAAAAGGTAGCGTCACCTGTTAAAATCTTATCCCATGTAGCATTAGATGAACATATTATTTTGAATGATAGTACCCTTATGCCGCAATCAGATGCTATAATCTCTCTGTTCAACAAAGACCATATCAGATTCTTATTAAAGTATTATCAACAACTAAAACAAGAATGTTACGAAGATTTGAATAGTGATATGCGATGGTTGCTTATTGACTTTGAGAATATTTGTGACAAGGCTATTGGAACAAGTGGATTACTATTTGACTTAGTAGTTTATAAAGTAGATGGACTATCCAATGAAGCATTAACAGAAAAACTAAATAGTACCTACAATACAGACCATAGTGAACAATACTATTCTACTCTATGGACTCAACGTATTCCTAAGCTTATTGTAGAAGAAGCTATGAAACATTACCTACTATGGTATTACTTACAGAAAGACCCTACTAAATCTAATAGGTACTATTGGCAGAAGTGCGGGAAATGCGGAGAATTCAAACCAGTACATCCTTTCTTCTACGGTCCAAATGGAAAGAATAAATACTACTCCATTTGCCGCACCTGTAGAGTAAAATAAATAGAAAGGAGGTATCTTTGGGCAAACCAAAAGGTTATCATAATAAAGAGAAAATAGTATGTCAAAAGTGCGGGCGTCCGCAATGGGACCAACAATACTATTTTATGAAAAAAGATGGTACACGCTATCCTATCTGTAAAGACTGTATTACCGCAAACATTGACAACCGTGACCCTAACACTTTCCTTTGGATTCTAAAAGAATTTGATGTACCATATGTAGAAACGTTATGGAATCAAATCTTTAACAAACAATACATGAAAGACCCAGCTAAATTCAATGGAAAATCAGTCCTCGGAATGTACCTACGAAGTATGCGGGTATCCCAATACAAAGATTACGGTTTCGAGGATACAGGCAAATTTAAGGACAATAGAGAAAAAGCAGCAGAAGAAATTAGTAAAAAAACTGGAATGACAGTTGAAGAATACGAAGAAGATTTGCAGAAAAAGCTGATGAATGGGGAAATTTCCCAAGCAGAATATAATACTCTCAGTCCTACTAAAAGCGTATTTATGCGTGATGATAGCGTAGTCACCCACCCAACAAAATTTACAGTAATTGAACCGCCAAAAGAGACTGCCACGAAAACCACCAGCATATCTATTACCAATGGCTCTCTTGGAAATGTACCATCAACACATCAATTACAACCTACTATGACCACTAACCCTGCTCTTGGACCTATTCCAGATGTGGTTGGTGTAAATGAATCAAAAATTCAATCAGAGTTAACCCCAGATGATATTCAATATCTTAGCCTTAAATGGGGTATTCATTATAAACCATCTGAATGGGTAGCATTAGAGGATTTATTCCAAAAGTATGCTGCGGAATATGACCTCTCGATTGACCGTGAACAAGTATTAAAGAACATTTGCCGCACATCACTCAAAATGGACCAAGCCTTAGATGTAGGAGACATTAAATCCTATCGAGATTTGGCTGCGGTCTTTGAGCAAATGCGTAAATCTGGCAAATTCACAGAAGCACAAGTTAAAGAAGAAGAAGTTAAGAGAGACATTGACTCTATTGGCGAATTAGTTGCGTTTGTAGAACAAGAAGGCGGAACAATCCCAGCTTACAAGAATCCAATCGACTATCCGCAAGATAAAGTGGATTTCTGTATTAAAGACATTAAAAACTATGTAGATAATCTAGTCAAAGAGGACCTCGGTCTAAGTGGACTTATTGAATCCTATCTGATGAAAGCTGATAATAATAAGGCTCAAAGTGTTGATGATATTATCTCCAACAGCTTCAAGACAAAAGAAGAGCTTGACATTGAAGATATGGATAGAAAGAAAACATTCGAGGAACTGTTTGAAGAAGAAGCTATGCGGGTATTCTCTATGCCTTATTATGAGAGGAGTCCGTATGCCTCTATGTGACATTCTAGCTAGAATCGATAAGAAATCCAAGAAAGAGCCAGAAGTCCAAGAGATTGACAAAGAAAAAGTAAAAGAAAATCTAGAATATTACCGCAACATCATTAGCTATTGGAGGGTTTACCCAGATAAATTTATTGATTATCTTTGTTCTCTCAATCCAGAAAATAAATTTAAATTTTATTTTATCCAGCGTATGACTCTCCGCATTATGTTGCGGTACAAGACTATCTATTTTGTTTTTTCTCGTGGTTTTTCTAAATCATTTATTGCGGTCATGGCTCTTATGATTAAAGCTATTCTCTATCCAGGAGCTTCTATTGCGGCTGCGGCCGATGGTAAGGCACAATCCGCAGCTATCGTTGGTTCTAAGATGGAAGAAATCTGCAAACTCATTCCTGCTCTTGGCAACGAAATTATTTGGGATACGCGAGGGCAAATTGCAACTACTTCTCAAACACGAGATTCAGTGCGGTATGCCTTCAAAAACAGTAGTTCCTTGTGTAATGCGGCGATGGCAGAAACAACCCGTGGTCAACGTTTCCAATCTCTCTTGGTAGAAGAATCTGCGAAAGTAGACCAAGAAAAACTAACAGAAATTATTATGCCTACTCTTGTTGTTTCTAGGAAAATTGCGGGCGGTCTACCAGACCCAAACGAGGTACTAAATCAAAGTTCTATGTTTGTTACTTCCGCAGGATATAAAAATACATTTGCCTATGATAAACTTATCGACACCCTTTGCCGCATGGTTAGCGACAGAGATAATAATGATGGATTTATTTTAGGCGGCGATTGGAAGATTCCAGTCGTAGAAGGTCTACAGCCAGCAGACTTCATTAAATCACAAGAAATGGATAATTCTATGGATGAAGCAGGCTTTAGACGAGAGTATAAACTTGTTATGTACTCTATAAATATGGTTAATTGCTGGAAACTCCTAAAGCTTTTTTAACTACAACATAACTCGAAAGAGTAAGTGTGAATGTTTAAAAATAAAAAAAGATAAATGGACAATCAGCAGCCAAGTTCCTATAAAATGGAAAAGGTTCAACGACTAGTCGTAAGACGTAAAATACAAACTATCGGTATTTGAAATGCCATACTAGAAGATATAGTCTAATCTTTATGGAAACATAAAGCAGCTTTTATAAGCGGTTGCGGTCTAGTGAGCCGCAATGAATATAAATGAACAGCCTGTGGGAAGGACAAGTAGAAGGAGCTTTCTTCAATCCTACTGCTTTTGATACAGCTCGTGTAATTGAATATCCAGATAATGAATATGACAAGCGTTCTGGCGACCATGCTCAATACATTCTTGGAGTTGACGTGGGCCGCAAGAATGACTTAACAGAAGTAGTGGTCATTAAAGAAACGCCTACCAGCAAGAATAGCCGTGAAACAATTAAGAAAGTTGTTAATATTTTCACTATTCCATCTGGACACTTTGAAATGCAAGCAATCCAAATCAAAGAAATCTTTAAGAAATTCCATTGTAGTATGTGTGTACTCGATGCGAATGGTCTTGGTATTGGTTTGGTAGATTTCATGGTGCGTGACCAAGTGAATCCTAAAACTGGTGAAACGCTCTACAACTTTGGAATCGTCAATGATGATGATAAAATCTATAAGTCTTTTGAGACAGATGACACAATCAAAAATGCTCTCTATCTCATGAAAGCAAACAACGTCATTAATTCAGCTCTATTTGCTTATTGTCAAATCCTTATGAAGAATGGTAGATTACATTTCTTGCTTGATGATGGCATTGCCCGCAACAAACTTATGGGCACTGCCAATGGCAAGAGTATGTCCGCATCAGAACGAGAAGATTATTTGCGGCCATACGTAGAGACATCTATTCTAAAAAGCCAGATGATGAATCTTATTTCCTGCAACGATGGTGCATTAATCAAGTTAAAACAGGCTACCCGAAGGATTAAAAAGGATAAGGTGTCTGCTTTATTGTATGGACTCTTTTGGTGTCGCTATAAAGAAGAAAAAAGAGAGAAACGCTCTCGCCGCAATCTTACTGACCTCATTCTTTACACAAAACATAACTAAATTTTTTGAAATTAATAGGGCAAAATGGAAAAACTACTTTTGCCCTATTCTTATATATATTAGTTATGAGAGTTCAAAGGAGATTTTTATGCGGGATTCGCGCCTAGAGGTTAAAATTTACAACATTCTCTTGGATGCGGGACTACCTTTTGAAGAAGAATATGAGTTTCCTGGACTTATTGGTAAGAGCGGTAGAGCATTGCGTTTTGACTTTTGTGTTTTTGATGAAGAAGGAAACATTGATTTCTTGATTGAAGCACAAGGAAAACAGCACTATGTACCAGTTGCCCATTTTGGCGGACAACGTGCGCTCTATGCCCAGAAACAAAATGATATTAAGAAACGTCAATATTGCATAGACCATAACTTGATGCTTATTACAATTCCATATTATGATGAACCAAAGCTTAATTATGATTATATTATGCAAGCGGCAGGATATTAAAAGGAGGTAGGATTTGGCTTCTTATCGCAATAAAGCGGATAGAGATTTCCGCATCATTACTTCTGCGCAAAAACCACAATCTCTTTCTTTTAATAAGATTATGGTCGGTAATAAAAAATTAGCTAATGATGTTACTATTGACACGGACCATTTTGCTGTAGCCAATAGTTATGGCGGTCGAAGAGTGGTAAAAAAGGAAGATGTAGAGAAAGCTTTGCAGACTTCTAATATTACTAATCTTCGCTCTTACTCAAATCTATTTTTCAATTCTAATGGTATTTATAGCCGCCTTTGTCGCTATATGGCATATCTTTACAAGTATGATTGGTATGTCACTCCGCTTATTTATGCGGAAAATGACAACGACAAAGCCAAAGAGAAGATTAAGAAAAATTGGTATAAAGCAATTTCTTATCTCGACAATTCACAACTTAAAAAGAACTTCGGAGAAATTGCCTTAAAGGTTATTAGGGATGGTTGCTATTATGGCTATCGTCTTGACGGTCAGACTGCAACATTCCTACAAGATTTGCCAACTTCTTACTGTAGAAGTCGCTATGAATTAAATGGGCGATTCGCAGTAGAGTTTAATATTAAGTATTTTGATGATGCTTTTTCCGACATTGAGTATCGGACAAGAGTGTTAAAAATGTGGCCCAAGGAATTCCAGAAAGCCTACTTAGCTTTTAAGAATGGAAACCTAGTTACTGATTTTAGTGGAGATTCCGCAGGCTGGTTTTTGTTAGACACGACCAAAGCAGTTAAGTTTAATCTTAGCAATAATGACGCACCATTGTTCGCAACGGTTATTCCTAAGCTGATTGACTTGTCAGATGCCCAAGATTTAGATAAGAAAAAGATGCTTCAACAAATATTAAAGATTATTATCCAGACTATGCCAATAGACAAAAATGGAGATTTAATTTTTGATATTCAAGAAGCGCAACAGCTCCACGCAAATGCAGTTAATATGCTGTCAGATGCTATTGGGGTAGATGTTTTAACTACTTTCGCAGATGTTAAAGTTGCGGACATGGCGGACCACAGTGCAGTAAGCTCTGTGGACCAACTAGAAAAGATTGAAAGAACCGTATTTAATGAAGCAGGTACAGGTCAAAACTTGTTCAACGCAGAAGGAAATTTGGCTCTTGAAAAGTCTATTCTTAATGACGAAGCAACTCTTAATAATCTAATCCTTCAATTTGAGGATTTCGCGCAAAGGTTAATTTCTACCTTCAACAAAAGTCCAAATAGAGTTTTTTACAAGGTTCAGATTTTGCCAACTACCGTATACAACTATAAGGATTTGGCGGCAAAGTATAAGGAATTAGCTACTCTTGGATATTCCAAGGTACTTCCTCTTGTTGCTCTTGGACAATCTCAAAGTATGGTCATTATGTCATCTTACTTTGAAAACAATGTGTTAAAACTTAACGATGTTTTTGTTCCACTCCAATCTTCAAATACTTTGAGTGCGGACAATTCAAAAGAGGTCACTTCCGCTGGTGAAACTAATCCACAAGGCGGTCGCCCCAGCTTGGCTGACGATGAAAAAAGTGACAAGACGATTCAAAATGAAGAATCGGAGGGATAAATGCTAAGAAATACTTCTGTTGCTACTATTGCAGCACCAGAGTTTGTAAATCTGGCGGAAGATGCTCTCAATCCTGGAATTTCTAAAGCAGACGTAAAGGTTCTTTATCTTGGGGAAAACCGCAACGGTTCTTTTATTAACAAAGAAACCGCAATGAAGATGTCCGAGACTTTACGTGCTTGCCCAATTGTAGGTGCTTATCGTAAGGATATTGATGATTTTGGCGACCACGGTGAAATCATTCACATTGAAAACGGTGAAATCACTTTTGACTGTGCGACAGTTCCTTATGGTTTTGTCGCCCCAGATGCTAAAGTTTGGTTCAAAGAATTCACTGACTATGATGAATTCGGCAACACCGTTAATCGTGAGTACCTAATGACTACTGCTTACCTTTGGACTGGTCAATACCCAGAAATTGAACGTTGTGTCAAAGAGGGTATGGGTCAATCCATGGAATTAGATGGCGCATCCATTGATGGTCATTGGGCGAAAAATTCTGAGAGCGGAATTGAATTCTTTATTATCAATGATGCTAGTTTTACAAAGTTATGTGTTCTAGGCGATGGCGTAGAACCATGTTTTGAAGGTGCTTCTGTTGAAGCTCCTAATATTAGTGATAAATTCTCCAAAGAAGGATTTACTACTACTCTTTACAATATGATGAATGAGTTAAAGTTTGCTCTTGCGGAAAATGCCGAGAAAACTGATGATTCTGAATCTACTAAAGAAGAAGAAACTACTGATTTTGCGGAAAAACAAGAAGAAGTAGAAAAAACTGCTGATGAAGCGGTTGAATTTGCGGAAAATGCAGAAGAATCTACTGAATCTACTGAATCTACTGAATCCGCAGAGGTAGTTGAAGAAAATCTTGACCAGGAATCGGACTTCTCTGCGAACACCGAAGAAGAGAAGGAGTCAGAAGAAGTGGTTGAAAATACCGAAGAATCTGCCGACAATGAATTTGCGGAAAAAGATGCGGAAATTGAGACTCTTAAATCTGAAATCGCTTCTCTACAAGAAAAATATTCTCTTCTCGAAGCAGAAGCAGAAGAATTACGTTCTTACAAGGCTTCCCGCATTTCTGCGGACAAAGACGCTCTTATCAATAAGTACAATATGCTTTCTGATGATGACAAAGCAGAAATTATTGCAAACAAAGATTCTTATTCTTATGAAGAAATTGAATCTAAACTTGCTCTTCTGTATGTAAAGAAAAATGTTGATTTTGATGACCAAGAGGAAGAAATTCCTGCTCCTAATGAAGCAACTCTTACCTTTGGTCTTTCTACTGCAAATGGCGATGCGGAAATTGACCCAATTATTGAGCTTCTCCGTGACGCTGCAAATAAATAAACAATTAAGGGGGAATTAAATGGCAATTACCATTAAACGTACTGGAATTCCAGGTCATGGTCCTTATCCAGTAGTTGAGCCAAATCACCTTTCTGCTCCTCGCAGTGGCGGTGTTTATGCACAGCTTCCTGCTCCTGCTTCTGTTAATGCTTGTTTCCAAGGTCAATTCTTCAAATATGACCTTTCCGCAGGTGCGCTAAGCTTCACTGGCGATGCTCCTTGGGTTATGGTGTACAATGAGGAAAAACTTTATGACGAAACTCGCCAAATGCACCGTGATTATGCTATGGTCAATTTTAGCAATGACCCAAGTGTAAAGTTGGTCCCACGTGTTTTCCGTCTATATGTTGGTGATATTTATACTACTAACTGCGTCAAAGATGGTGATTCTTACACCGTTGGCGATAAGCTTGTTCCTGGTGCCGCTGGTATTCTTGAAAAGAAAACTGCTATCACAGCAGATGATACTCTTGTCTGCAAAGTTGTAAAAGAAACAACTCTTCCAGACGGTCAAGCTGCTGTTAAACTTCAAGTTATTAGAGCTAACTAAGAGAGGAGATAAAATAATATGGAACTTACTTTAAATGACCTTAAAAAGCTCGCTAAAGCTACTTTAAGCAAAACTCCTCTAACTTATTCTATTAATGGTAAAGAGGAAACTTTTACCACAGAAACCGCAAATGAAGCACTTCGTGCTGCGCTTGCTCCTTTGACCAAGGACTATTATACCTTTAAGCGCAATGAGAATACCATCTTCGAACTTATCTCAGAAGTCATTGATGAAGTTACTCCTAAGCGCGTAATGGCACAATATGAACGCTTTGCTGACGTTAAGACTGTCGCACAAGGCGAAAAGCCAGTTTTCACCACTCGTATTACTGAAGCTGCTCGTAAACGTGCAAAAGGCTTCGTAACTCTTGTTGGTCTTGCTGGTCGTTATGAAACTTGTATTCTTGATGGTCGTCAAGTCACCGTTCCTACCTCTGCTTATGGCTATGCCATTCGTCTAGGCTTTGAGGAATTCCTTGACGGTCGTTACAGCTTTGCTGATTTTACTGACATTATGCTTGAAGGTCTTGATGACGCAATTTACGCTGAAATCGCAAAGGCTCTTGATAATGCGGTCGCAACTCTTCCAACTGTAAACAAGGCTACCAATGCTGGTTTTGATGCTGCTATGTTTGATAAGCTTCTAGCTATTTCCGATTCTTATGGTAATGGTAACTCCACTATTTATTGTACTCGTGAATTTGCTGCTTCCCTCATTCCAGCAGACGCAGCTTGGGCATCTGACTCTATCAAAGACGAGCTTTTCCGCAAAGGCTTCCTTGGTGCTTATAAGGGTCACGACGTAGTTATTCTTCAGCAATCCGTTGTTGACGCAAATAATTCTACTAAGGCTATTGACCCATCTAAGGCTTACATCATGGCTTCCGTTGGCGAAAAGCCAGTTAAGGTTGTCTTTGAAGGTCAAACCGCAGTCCGTATGGTAGAAGATAATGACGATTGGTCCCGTGATATGCAAACCTACAAGAAAGTTGGCGTTGCAGTTCTTACCAATCCATCTATCTGCCAGTTTGTTAATACTTCACTAACTAAAACTTTTTAGTTTTTAGTTTTTAGCAACGAAAGGGGTACTTGATTTAATTATTAAGTACCCCTTATTTTCATAAGAGAAAAAAGGAGAAAACATATGTCCGAAGATATTAAAAATGTTCCTGGTGACGAATTAGTAACAGTTACTAACATTACCCGTTCACCTATTGGTTATACCCTTTCATCTAATAATGTACGCCGCATTATTGCGGGAGGAGCCACAGTAAAGGTTACTGCCGATGAATTGCGTAATCTTAATCTGGAATCTGGCGGTGATGTTTTGATTAAAGATTATCTTCGTGTAAATAATCGCAATTTAGCTTTAGAATTTGGCATTTCCGAAGATTTATTTGACCACGAGTATAATTGGGATAGAGAAAAGATTGATGACGTATTACTTAATGGTAGTATGAATGAATTTTTAGATGCCCTTGATTTTGCTCCGCATCGTGTTATTGATATGCTTGTAGAACGTGCGGTCGAGCTTGAAGCTCCAGACAACAACAAACTAAATGCTTTGTCCAAGAGAACAAGCTTAGATATTCCTTCTATGGTTAGGAATAAACACGCATATGACGAAAACAAAGAAGAAAACACAGAAGAAGCTCCAAAGACTCGTAGAGCTGCGGAAAATGAACCAGAAAAGGTTGCCCGTAGAGCTAAATAATAAATGACGGAGGTTTAGAATGGAAGAACCAACAACCTTCCAAGAAGTTTATGATTTTTTCTTATCGGGAATTACTGATGATATGTTTTTGGAAATGACAAAAGAAGATACACAGGAAATGCTGCAAGAGATTTTAGTTGCGGCATTTCCGCACTATGAATTCCCACAATGGAAGAATCCTTTTGGTTTAGATATGGTAAAAAAGGAATTTACCGCAAAACTAACCTTAGAAGATATGAGAATTCTTCGCTCCTACATGATTGTACAATGGATTGGATTCCAGCTTGCTAATGTTGATTTAGTGCGCCAAAAGTATAGTGGTAGTGACTTTAGTTTCACCTCACAAGCCGCACACATGAAACAACTTATTGCAATGAAGCAAGAATATGAGCGAGAAGGATTCCATTTACAAAGGCTTCAAGGACGTAGATATGTAGATGCAGAAGGACACATTCGTTCTTCTCTTGGCAAGATAATGGAGCCGCTATAATGGCTTTATTCGTAGTAAGTGACGAGTTATTACAACTGGAAAATCAATCAATCAAAGAAAATCTTTCCCGCATTGTTGGGCAGATTTTCAAACTTCTTCCTATGCGAGAAGAGGATAAAGATTGGGAAAAGCCGTTGGATACTCTATTAATTGAAGTTAGTGGATTAACTCTTTTTATCCCTGGTCAGCCTAAATTGATTTCACTAATTAGCAAATTGGCTGGTATTAAAAAGCATCCAGAAGATTTTGACCTGTTCCGTAGGACAATCTTTGAAGCTTGCGGACTAGCCAATGATTTAAAAGATTTAGTTGAGCCTTAAAACTCTTTCTGCTCGTATTGATTATCTAGGCGGTGACCAACTTAGTAGAATCAATAAACAAAAGTTACAATCTTTTCGAGCAGCATTAAAAAATGATTATAATTCTCGTTTAATCAAAACTGATAAACACGCTTCTGTTCCTTGTATTATTAAAAATAATGCGTATGGACTTAAAGCGGACTACGATAAGAAATATATTTCTGTTGAATTTTCCGCAGGATTAGAAGCAGGAGACGTGTTCCAATGTCTTGACGATAATTCAAGATGGATGATTTACCTACCAATCTTAACTGAAACCGCTTATTTGCGTTCAGAAATTATTAGATGCGACCATTCTTTGAACATCAACGGGAAAGAATACTTTGTATATTTCCAAGGACCAGTTGAAACAGATATTCGTTGGTTTATTAAAAATGGTATCAATGCTAATGAATTAAACAAATCTGGAACTGTTTACATTAAAAAAGACGATAATACTCTTAGTTTCTTCCATCGTTTTACAAAAATTAAAATTAATGGTCATATGTGGGAAGTGCAAGTAACTGACCCGATTTCTGTTCCTGGTATTCTAGAACTAGAATTACAAGAATACTATGACAATAAGGAAGCCGACCTCCCGCAAGTTAAGCCATCAGATAAAAACCAACTCATTAAGGGTGAGAAAATTGTTAAACAGAATACTAGCGTTGGTTATATGGTCGATGATAGTATTTATAACCCTTCTACCTCTTGGACGATTGCGGGAAATGATAGAGTAAAAGTTGAAGAAACTTTAAATAATGGTAGAATTTGCAAGGTTAAGATACATGAAGGAGCTGTTGGTAAATTTACCTTAATGTATGGAACAAACCGTATGGAAATTACTATTGATACATCTGATAGTTTTATCATCGGTCCAATAGAAGTATTCCCGTACAGTACAAATAGATATTCCATCACTTTGCCGCAAGGAAAAGAAGCTTTGTTCAGGACAGACAATCCAAATGCAAAAGTTGTTGCTGTTGGTGATGATTATTGTGATGTTGAGATTGCATCTGGTAAGAGTGGAAAATTCAAGGTCATGGTAAAGATTGATGAAACTATTTATGAATTACCTGTTAAAATAAAATCTTTATAAAGGAGGTAGATTTTGAGAATAGCTACAAGCAAAGTAATTGAAGAAAATTATAAATCCTCCTTTATGTCTTGTGAAAAAGACCAAGAAACCATTTGGAAAAAACTCTTTATTGATACAAAAGATTATTCTAATAAATTAAAGAAATTATTAGTAATCAATTCTCCGCATTGTTTAGACCCAGAGCATGAAGAATTTAATGAAGAGATTAAAAAATATGATTTGCGGAAATTGAGAGAAGGTCAGTACATTAAGGTTGTACCTAAATTGATGTTCTCTGACCATGAAAATGTTAAATCTTACATTCTTCTTGAGTTTGATAATTTTATTCCTACCGATAATCCGCAATATAGAGATTGCTTAATCAGCTTTTCTATTATTTGTCATTTGGACTCTTGGGAACTTGACGATTATAAATTAAGACCAATTCAGATTGCTTCTTATATTGATGGAATTATGAATGAAGCTCACTTGTCTGGAATCGGTAAATTAGAGTTTATTGGAGCAAAGCAAGTCATTCTTAATGAATTTTTGGGTGGAATTGTTTTACAATACCGTGCTACTCATTCTGATGCGGATGATGCGGAAAAAGTTAACAATGCTATCCCCGCATATACTCAGACGACAAATTTATAAGCAAATTTGTAAGAGTTGATTTAAGATGGCTATAAAAGGAGATTATGCACAAATATTAGCGGGACTGCCTATTTCTATTTTTGGAGCGAATGTGGCAGTCACGCAACCAACAGTAAAAGATATTTGTGCTTTTGGGGAGGATAAGTTTTTATCACAAGTTAGTATCTTCCTCAATTTAGATAGTTTTACTGAAAAAATTAAAGAGGGCAATTCTCAATTAGAAATGCTCTCAGACTTTCAAATTTTTATGACGGTTTTGAATGAAGATGAAACTTTTTCACAAGAAATTCTTAATTTTTTTGAGTTAATTTTCTCAAATTATCATGTCGTTCTAGATAGTGGCTGTATTCAATTTCAGCTTGCGGAAGATGGGCCATTTATCGGTCAGATAAATCCCATGAATTTTGAGACTTTTTGTGACACTTTAAAGGAATTGTTTATTCCATTTAATGCGGATGAAGTTGAGTATAATCCCGCAAACGATAAAGCAAAAGAGATTGCGGAAAAAATTAAACAAGGTCGAAAAAAGAGACAGAAACAAAAAAGTGATGGAGAAAACTTCTCTATGTATGGAACTTATGTTTCCTGTTTAGCCGTTGGACTTCCAATGGATATGAACACCTTGCTAAATTATACTCCGTTCCAATTACATGATTCATTTGTAAGGTATAATGCAAAACTTTCATTTGATTTGTATCAGAGAGTCGCCACTATGCCGATGATGGACACATCTTCAATGAAAGAACCGCCTAGCTGGCTTGATGATATTTATAAGTCAGGTTAATGATATAACCGCCTAGTGCGTTTATATATTTTGAGGTTTAAAAACTTGGTGCGTCAAGTAATTAAATCATCAAGGAAAAATTGTATACAGTATTTCTTTATTCCAAAAAAAGAAAGGAGAACTATCATATGAATCGTTTTGGTGTTCGTGAAGTTGCTGACGTAACTTTCAAACCACTCAAATCTGTTGACATTGGCGGTCAACACTTTGACGCTTTTCAACCAGTTCTCACCCTTGATACCGCAAAGACCTCTTCTCTTGAGCAAGCAGTAACTACCGTTTATGCTAATGGTGGTAAGGGTAATCCTACTCTTGTCTCTTGGGACGGCGAAAAGAAATTAACTCTTAACGTCCAAGACGCTCTTATGAGTCCTGTTTCTTTCTCTGTTCTTTCTGGTGCTGGTATTGTTAAGGGCCGCACTCCTGCTGGACAAGACAAAAAGGGTAAGCCAATTTATGTACACAGCACTTTCGATGCTCCTATCGAAAAAGTTGGTGCTGAATACGTCGTTAAACTTTCTGTCGCTGACCGCAAGGGCGCAAAGATTGTTGTTTCTAAAGAAGCTCCAATCTATCCAGTTGTTCTAGACTCTGCTGGCGCACAATCTCGCTTCCTTTCTGCCGTAACCGACAAAGAAGTTAAAGTTGTTAACGCCGCTGCTCCTGCGGGAACTCCTGGCGCTATTACACTCAAACTTGCAGAATTTAATGATGATTGCACCATTAAAGATGTTGCGGACAAGGACGTTTACTTCGTTCTTGGTAAGGAAACTCCTGGCGATGACCGTCTAGATGCTAACCTTACTGTTGGTAGTGTTGTTCGTCTTGACTGCTATACTCTTCACTATGAAGATGCTATGGAAATGACGATTGAAGCTAAGAACTTCGGTGGATATTACTACATTGAAGCTTCTACTCTCTTCCGCGATGAAGCTACTGGTGAGGACCTCCCAGCAGAATTCATTATTCCTCGTGGTAAGATTGAATCTAACTTCACTTTCCAGATGAATAACTCTGGCGACCCATCTGAAATCGAAATGCGGATGGCTGCTTAGTAATAAGCTGAAAATAATCACTCTCTAATTGCTGGAAACCCCTTAGAGCCTAATAACTACAACGTAATTTGCAAAAATAAGCGTGAATGTTTGAAAATCATTAGGATTGGGCAATCAGCAGCTAAGCCTTTTATTTTTAAGAGGAAAGTTCAACGACTAGTCGAAAGACGTAGGCAACAAGCGTTGCCGAAATGGGAGTCTCCTATATTATAGGATGAAGATATAGTCTGTTCTTTATGGAAACATAAAGATTGTACGTATAGCGAACGTATTTAACAAAAGGCATTTGATTTCAAAATCGATTGTATGCCAGCATACACCAAGTTCGATAAGACTAAGAAAGTTCTCGCAACTCTCCAAGTTATCGACACTGCTGCTGGTGGTCACGATTACACCGATGAAGCTGTCCTTGGTCACAAGGGCCGCACTAAAGACGAAGAAGCCGCTGGTTGGTATTCTAAGTCTATCTTCGGAGCTTAATTTATTAAGTAAAAAGAACGAGGGGTATCTTTGGATGCCCCTCTATTTTTGAATGGAGGGAAAATGATTCTAGCAGATAATTATTTGCACTTTAAATTTGCGGATATGGTTGACGATAGGAATTCTTATGACCCACTTAGCCAATTCGCATATGCTAAAAATGGAATACAAAATTTAGCTTTACAGGGCGAACAATTACCTGCTGAAACCTATGTTGCGGAAAATTTGACTGAATATGAAAATTTGCTGGACTTTTTCCGCAGACCAGAATATAAAATCACCAAAAGAACAAAGCAAACAAATCCACAAAATACTGAATACTCTTGGGATTCTAAATTTAGTGATGAAATTACAAGCAGGTCAGAAGATTTAGCTAATGATATTTCTTTGTTTGTCAATATGTTAAGAGCTATCACGGGCGAAATTTGTAAACAGCTTGGGGTAAATTTCCAAGAGTATGCGGCGCAACTTGTTGCGGAATATGCTCAAAACAATAGCTATTCTGGTCATGCTTCTTTAATTGGTTATGATATACTTTCATCTTTCTTGTCAACAGATGGCTTTAAAAAGATACATACTTCTCAAGTTGCCAACGGTGGACTTGGTAAATTCATTGAATCAGCAGCACTTTTAATAGAAACATTACCATCTTACACGGGTGATGCGGAAATTGGTACAATTAAATATCAAGCTTCTGATGGTAGTACTCAAGAGACAAAAAGTGGTAAAGAAACAATCTTTAGGCTCTTGGAAAAAATTCAAGGGTTATATGAAACCGCAGTAGATGATGGTGCGGAAATTGCATGGGAAAAAATTAAAGAAAATTTGTTCGTAACTTATATTGAAGCTTTAGACAAATTAAATAAAGAGGTAGCTCTAAGAGGTCAATACGGTAATAGCGGAAAATCAAATTTACAAATTACCGCTAATACTATTTTCAATAATACTAAGAAAAGCGATACTAATAGGACTCTTGTTAATTTAACAAAGCCAGGTGTGAACATAGTTGTAACAAATGATTTAGTTAGAATTACTTATGAAACATCTATTAAAGAATATCGTGGTTCTAAGAGCATTAAATATTCTAATCTAGGTATGGCATCTAGCGTGTCATTCTTAATGGGCGTACAAATGGCTTATCCTAACATTACCACACGTAATTTAGTAAACTTAGCAGCAGCAAGACCTGGTTATGGTATTTCAAGCCATGAAGAATACGATGAAGAAGAAATTAGTAAAACTTGGGGAAATGTCGTTCAAAATACTGTCACAGCTAGTTTATTGAGCAGTATTTCTACTTTAATCGGTCTTGAAGGATATAAAAATACTTATTTGACATTAGGCGGAAAAGCTATCCCTGTATCAGAGGTTATTTTGAATTTGCGGACCTCCATGCAGACAGGATTTGCGGAAAATGCGTTCTTTTCAAACAATTTCTCTCGTGATAATTTTACTGCAAGCAATGAATGGATTTGGCAGAACGAAAAAAGTAAAGATTATTATAGTGACCGCAATTTAAACAAGGCTTTAGAGAGGTCAAAAAAACTTTATCATCCAGTTCTTGAAAAATTAAATCAAGCCAAAATGGATATTTCTTTAAAAAATTTAGAAAGTTTACTTTAACTTTTTCTAATTTTGTGATATAATATAAGAGTAGAGTTTTTGAGTAAAAAGGAGAAAAGATGATTGATATTTCTTTCGAGAAAGAGCGTTCCATCAAAACACAAGATATGTATGACATTATCTCTTTTGCGATTGAGAGTGCGAATGAAGGCGGCTTCATTAATACTTTTGTCTTAGAAAGGGCAATCTATGTATACACAGCACTTATTCTAAATGAAGAAAAACGAGAAAAAATCCAAGAGAAAAATGCAATTTCTCCATTAGTCGCATGGGATTTTATCGTTGAAGAAGGAATTGTTGAGGAGCTTGCGGAAAATCATGCTGTACTTTTGGAGAACCTTGCTGAGTATGCCGCTGTTTGGGCAGATGACCGCATGGAATATGAACATTCTGTAAGAGGACTCTTGGACACAATTCAAACTGTCTCTGGTGATATTGTGGAGAATATGCGCAAATCTCTTTCCGAAACGGTTGAAAATGGAGACGTAAAAGAGGTTCTCAAAATTGCGAACGACTGGGGTCTAAATAGAGAAATTCAAGAAGATGAAAATGAAGAAGAATCTCTTTTCCACGTTGTTGAGGGTCAAAAATAAGTAAAAATAATTAGCCTACTTTCAAAATAAGTAGGCTATTTTTTTATGCCTATAAATGAGAAGAAAAAGGAAGCCTGTAAGATACTTGCTGGCTAAAAGATAGAGAAGGTGGTTTTATTGGCTAAATACTCACAAACAGTTGAGTACAATCTACGTACTTCCTTAGACGCTAGTGGTATCACCAAACTACAGACTGAATTAAATAAAGTTAGAGCTACCATTCAAGAAATGGGCAGCGGAAAAGAAGAATTATTTGGTTTTGATATTGCATTAAAGAATATCACAAAAATTCAATCACTTCTTAATAAGAGTTACAATTCCCGCATCGGTATACTTGACCTATCAGCCTTTAACAAAGGTTTAAAAGAATCTAACCTTAGCCTTGTGGATATGAGGGCATCTTTTAAGCTTGCGGGAAATCAAGGTCAACAAGCCTTTACTCAAATGCTTGGTAGACTTGGACAACTTGATACAGGTCTAAAAGCTACCAGTAGTACAATGGATAAAATCTTCAATACCGTTGGTAATACTGTCCGTTGGGGTATCGTTGCTAGTGGTTTTAATATGATTAAAGCTTCCATGCAAGATTCTATCAAATATGTTAAAGAATTAGACAATTCTCTTACTCAAATTATGCTTGTTACGGACTATTCCCGCAAGCAAATGAACGATTATGCAAAATCCGCGAATGAAGCTGCTAAAGCTGTTGGTTTAACCACAACCCCAATGACAAATGGTACTCTTGTTTTCGCACAGCAAGGTTTCAACCTCAAAGATTCTGCTCAATTAGCAACTTTATCGGCTAAATTAGCTAATGCTTCTGAGCAAGATACGAAAGATACATCAGACCAGATTACCGCAATTATGAACGCTTATAATCTTTCTGGTGACGTTGAAAAACTTCATGCAGCTTTGGACTCTTGGGCAAAGGTCGCTAACGTTTCTGCTGCTGATGTTGCGGAAATCGCAGGCGCGGCTCAAAGAGTTGCTTCTACTGCTGCGGCAACAAACGTAACAATGGACCAATTAAATGCACAAATCGCAACTATTGAAACTGTCACGCGAGAAGCCCCAGAACAAATCGGTAATGGTCTTAAAACATTATATGGACGTTTTTCTGATATTAAACTTGGTAAAACGCTTGAAGATGGCGTGGACCTTGGTAAAGTAACTAAGGTACTTGATAAAGTCGGTGTACAAGTCTTAAATGGCGATGGAAAACTTCGTGGTGTTGGTGACATCATGGAGGACCTCATGGCGGTATGGAAGTCTATTGATTCTACCCAAAAGGCAGCTATCGCGCAAACTGTTGCAGGCAAATTCCAGCTTTCACGTTTTGAAGCTTTAATGAACCGTGGCGATTTATACGGTCAGTATAAAAATGCTTCTGAAACCGCAAGCGGTACTCTTGACCAAATGAATGAAGAAGCTGTTAATTCATTAGCAGGTAAGAGTAAGCAGATTATGAATAATGTTGAGGGAATTACCGCGGCATTATTTAATACCGATGATGTTTATCCAGTTCTTGATGGCGTAAGAGATTTACTAGGTTTAACCAAAGACTTCATTGATACTCTTGGTGGCGGAAAAACGATTATGCTTGGTGCTTATTCCCTCATGACAAAGATGTTTAGTTCCCAAATGTCTGCGGGAATTGCTAATGTCATTAAGAACATGAATCTTGCGCAAACAATTCAAAACAATAACCGTATGGCTTTGCAACAAGCACAAGAAATGGGTTTGTTAAGTGCAGACCTTAATTCTTCTGACTATGAAGGTTTTTATGATAATTTAGATAATCCTCATTTGGAAAAAGTGCTTGATTTTATACGCTTTGGCGTTAAAAATAGAAGCACTTTCTCAACAGAAGAAATGGAAAGCTATACCGCAGAATTAAACAAAACAGTTGCTCTTGAACAAGAAC